CCACCATTTGGATAAAAAGTTGCAGAACGACTTTTTACTAAATACCATCAGGTCAAAAAAACGACCATTTGCGAAGTGGGTAAAAGCTGAAAAAAGCGAAGATTTGGAATGTATAAAGACTGTCTTTAAATTCTCCGATTCCAAAGCTAAAGAGGCCTTACGTCTACTCAGTGGAGAGCAAATCCAAAAACTAAAAGAACAAACCGATACGGGTGGATTAAGGAAAAAATAATATGGTCGACTTAAACAATTTTATTGAAGTGGGTCTAAAGGAACAAGATGATTTTTTAAAAGTACGTGAGACGTTGACGAGAATCGGAGTATCTTCCAGAAGAGAGAAAGTACTCTATCAGTCATGTCATATCTTACACAAACAAGGTAGATATTATATTGTACACTTTAAAGAATTGTTTGGCCTTGATGGTAAACCATCAAATTTGTCAGACAATGACATACAGAGAAGAAACGCAATTGCTAAATTGTTGGAAGATTGGGATTTATTAAAAATATTGAATCCTGAAAATATTGGTAATAATGTGGCACCTCTACATCAGGTAAAAATCATATCTTTCAGAGAAAAAGATGATTGGGAATTGGTCACTAAGTATAACATAGGTAAAAAATCTAACGAATAATAGATCGGTTGTCATAATGAAAAAAGTGAAAAATAAACTAATAAAATTAAGAAATCGTTACAATAACGAAATGGTTTTCACACGAGATTACCACGATATAGTGACCGAAAATGATATCAAATTTATTCGTGTTTTTGACGAAAAAAATCCACAAAGAACTTTCTTGGTTAACCGAGATTCCTTCACAATTGTGGATAAATAATCGTGTGACGCCTTATGGGTCACATATTTTGTAACCTCGCTTATTTAAAGGAGAATAACTATGACGAGACTAGGACACATTTCATTTGGTCCCCTGCAACATTCTACACTTGGATTTGACCGTTTTTTTGATGATATCGAAAAGATGTTGAGTGTTGATGTTTCAAAAACCGTTTCAAACTTCCCACCACACAACATTATCAAGATTGATGAATCTAGATATATGGTTGAATTGGCTGTTGCTGGATTTTCAAAGAGTGAAATCGATATCTCGGTTGAAGATAACACATTGACAATTAAGGGTGTGAAAAATGATACGGAAGAAACAGTCGAATACTTACACAAAGGTATTGGTACACGATCCTTCAGTAAATCTTTGACTATTGCTGATACAATCTCAGTAAAAGGTGCAGAGATTAAAGAAGGTATTCTACGCATCGGTCTTCAAAATATTATTCCGGAACATAAGAAACCTCGAAAGATTTCAATTGGTTCCGATTTGAAAGACTTCAAAACACAACTGTTACAAGAAGAAACAGTGTAAATTATGGGGCTTAGGCCCCATTTATATTATGATAAATTCAAAATTTCAGATTGCACATATGGAAACGGCAGAAGTGTATGCAAAATTATCTTCTGCTAAAAGATTGAAAGTTGGTTGTGTCATTGTAAAATCTGACACTATTATTGGTATTGGTTATAATGGTATGCCTGCTGGTTGGGACAACAACTGTGAAAACACTGTTGGATATAGCAAAGGTGAACCGGTATTAAAGACTAGGCCTGAAGTACTTCATGCTGAAACTAATGCCATCACAAAAGTTGCAAGATCAACCAATTCTACAGAAGGTGCTAGTATGTTCGTCACTCATGCGCCTTGTATAGAATGTGCAAAATTGATACATCAATCTGGAATCAATTCTGTTTATTATAGAGAAAATTATCGAAATGAAGATGGTTTGGATTTTCTAAACCAATGTGGAATTATTGTAACAAACCTGAAGGAGAAATGAATGTTAGTCCTACCTGATGACTTGGCCGCAAAACCTATTGGTTTTACGTGTTCAACTTTTGATTTACTTCATGCTGGCCACATTTTAATGTTGGCTGAAGCTAAACAGCTTTGCGACTATTTGATTGTAGGCTTACAGAGTGATCCTGCGATTGACAGGCCTAAACAAAAAAACAGTCCTGTTCAATCTATTGTTGAAAGATATGTGCAGTTGGAGGCGGTGAAGTTTGTGGATGAAATTATTGTTTATAATACAGAGAAAGATTTGGAAGACTTGTTGATGTTTTTACCAATCACTCTCCGTATTATCGGTGAGGAATATGAGGGTAAAGAATTTACGGGTAAACACATCTGTGAAGATCGTGGTATCAAAATTTATTACAACTCACGTAAACACCGTTTCAGTTCTTCTGAATTACGCCAACGCACATATCAATCTGAATTAACTAAGAAAGTATAATTATGAGTAAATGTTTTACCGATGTTAGAGTTTTTATGACGGCCGCCGGTCACTCAATTCATGGTCCTAATCCAAAACAAACTGATTTGTATGAAAAACTAATCACTGAAGAGTACACCGAATTTTGTGAATCGATCCAACAAAAGGATGAAATTGAACAGGCTGATGCTTGTTTTGATATGATTTGGGTTATTATTGGATTTATGTTATCAAAAGGATGGAATCTCGAAAATGTTTGGGAAGAAGGTGCTATCAGTAATCTGAATAAAATTGATAAAGAAACTGGTAAGGTATTAAAACGTGAAGACGGCAAAGTTTTGAAACCGAAAGGCTGGGAACCACCAAACTTTGGCAAAGTTATTGAATATAGTTGACACTACCAACTCTTTTTGATATAATATTAATATTGTGATTTTTAAGGAATGTAAATGAAAACATATGAAATTGCCAAAAAATTGGCTGTAGAATACAAAATGCCTCGGGCAGACAAGTACGAATTGTACCTCCGTACATTCGATAATATGGTCGAGGTTCTTGGTTTTGTACAAGATCCGAATAGTGACATTCGTGACTTTGTTGGTCGTGAGATGTTGTTCCCCAAAAGGTGGTTAACAATTGGCGTTTTGCCTATGGAGACTGAGGTAAATGTATAGATTATTTTATTCAATCGAAAACAGTGCATATGTGCAAATTGAAACATTTCAAACTTTTAAAGAAGCTGCTGAGTTTGCGATGACCTTACCCGAAGGCAGCGTTATGGAAATTATAAAAAATGATTAAACTTATTACATTTAAAACAAATCAAACAATCATGGCTGAGATTGTGCGTGAAACGGATTTGACTCTAACCGTGAAATATACTGTGCAAGTTATCAATGTACCATCACCAAATGGTCAACCTGAATCTTCACAACTCGCCTTTTCTCCTTTTCTAGAATATTCTGAAGAGTTTAGAACTGGTGTCACCTTTAATATGTCCGATATTTTGACCGTTAATTCTCCTGTTCAAGAATTGGTAAATCAATATAATCAAATCTTTGGCGTAGGCATTCAAATTGCCCAATCCATTCCAAAAATGTGATATAATGATTGAATGAATAATCACTACACAAATGTCTTAACTTACGGCAACAACATCTTGTACAGGGGTGTTCAAAATGGCCAGCGAATCAGTAAAAAAGTACAGTATTCGCCGACCTTATTTTTGCCATCACGAAAACCAACAGAATTTAAAAGTCTACAAAATGAATTCTTAGAACCCAAAAAGTTTAAAACTATGCGTGAAGCGAGAGACTTCACCAAAAAATATAATGAAGTGGAGAACTTCAAAATATTTGGTAACACCAGTTTTGAATATGCCTTCATCTCTGAGACTCAGAAATCGATGATTGAATGGGATATAAACACTTTAAATATTGCTATCATCGATATTGAGGTTGGTTCTGAAAATGGATTTCCCGATCCAATCGTCGCAAGTCAACCTATTACTGCCATCTCAGTTCGAAGGTTGAATGGTATAACATACGTCTATGGTTGCGGAGATTTTCAGAACTCCAATGAAGATGTTTTATATTTCAAGTGTGATGATGAATGGTCTTTATGTAAACGTTTTTTGGAAGACTGGAAAAAAGACCCACCAGATGCCATTTCTGGTTGGAACGTTAAGTTTTTCGATATACCGTATTTGGTAAACCGTTTCACCAAAATTCTTGGTGAAGAATATGCCAAAAAATTGTCACCGTGGGAACTGATTTTTACACGTGAAAAGGTCATTCGAGGTAAAAAACAGATTGCATATGACCTAGTTGGTATTTCTTGTTTAGACTATATTGAATTGTACAGATGGTATGCTCCTGGCGGTAAGTCACAAGAATCTTATCGTCTTGATCATATTGCATCTGTTGAACTTGGAGAAAATAAATTATCTTATGACGAATTTGACAACCTACACCAACTCTATCGACTCAATTATCAAAAATTTATTGAGTACAACATCAAAGACGTGGAACTTGTCGTTAAACTTGAAGAGAAGTTAAAACTTATTGAATTGGCCATAACTCTGGCATATGATACGAAAACAAACTTTGAAGATGTCTTTGCTCAAACACGTATGTGGGATTCTCTAATCTATTCTTACTTGATTCGTAGGAATATTGTTGTGCCACCTAAGAAGATTACGGCTAAAACTGAGGCATTCGAAGGTGCATATGTTAAAGAACCTCAAGTCGGTTTGCACCCATGGGTCGCATCATTTGACTTGAACAGTTTGTATCCACACTTGATGATGCAATACAATATTTCTCCAGAAACACTGATTGAACCGTCGAACTATACGAAACCTATGCGAGACATACTCTCTTCAGGTGTAACTGTCGAAAGACTATTAACCAGCCAGGTAGATACTTCCGGGCTTGTTGATGTTACATTGACACCTAACGGACAGTTCTTCCGTACTGATTCCCGAGGTTTTATTCCTAGTATGTTGGAAGAAATGTATATTGATCGTAAAAAGTTCAAAAAGATGATGATTAAGTGTGAACAGGATTATCAAGTTGAAACTGACGAAAATAAAAAGAAAGAATTGGTAAATCTTATTGCTCGTTATAATAACCTACAACTTGCTAAGAAGGTTTCGTTGAACTCTGCTTATGGTGCAATGGGTTCACAATACTTCCGTTTTTATGATCTCAAACAGGCCTTGGCAGTCACATTGGCAGGACAACTTTCTATTAAGTGGATTGAAAATAAATTAAATTCATATTTAAATAACCTACTAAAAACTGATGATGATTATGTCATT